CGAGCAGATCCGCATCCAGTCCGTTGTTGCTGCCGGTGTCATACGAAGCCGCGCCACGGATGCCCAGCGCGGTGACGAACGCCAGCGCGCTGACCTTGTTGAGCAACGTCTTGACGAAGGCGCTCGGCGCACCAGTGCCAAGGCGATCGTTGAGTGCGGCCAGCAGGCTCTTGGGCGTGATGGCAAGCTGAGGGTCAGTGCCGGTGAGCGTTTCGGCATCGGTGGCGAAACGCACCACGCCAGTGACATCGGTGGTGGCCAGACTCATCTGAAAGTTGGTGTCACCGAACGTGAGGCTGTTGGCGTCGATGTCGGCAAACTGCACGTCGCCGGCGAGCAGCATGGTGGCCTGGCTGCTCTTTTGCAGCAGGTCGGTGGCCTGGCTGTACACCGCGAACAGCGTGCCGTCGGCGAGGTACAGGCCGACACCGCGCACGCTGTAGGTGTCGGTGCTGTCGTCACGAATGGTGACGTGCAACGTGTCGGCGGCGACAGCGCCGCCGCTGATCGTGCTGATGCGCTTGCTCTCGCCCGGAATGACCTTCGTCGTGGGCAACGGGGTGAAGGGGGTGGCCGTGATGCCGACGCTGACGATGATGGTGGGTGCCGTGCCGTCGTGCGCGGCATTGCTCAACGCGGCGCGGCCGGCGGCCGTGACGATGAGTTTGAGTGCGGTCATGATGTGGCAGCCTCGGCGGTCAGGTTCAGGCGGGCATAGATGCAAGGGCGGATGAACGCAGCGACGCGAATGCGTCCGGTGAGCGTGGCCGTCTGCGTGAAGGTGAAATGGCTGCGCGTGGGCTTGGTGCGATTGACCTCGGCGATGACGTCGTCGACGAACGCGGCGCTGGCGGGCTCGCCGTCGATACCGGAGACGGTGAGCTGCATGTCGAAGGTGTACGGGATGCCGGGTGGGTCCATCTGCCACCACTCGGTGAGCACCACCGAACCGCCGAAACTAGCGATGACGTCGAAGACGCTTTGCGCGGTGCCCTTGCGTCGAGCGATGTCGATCGCGCTGGCGACGCGGGCGCGTTTGACGGCCAGTGGCCAGTAGCTCTTCCACGCGCTGATGCCGAGCGCCCATGCCAGCCACGCGAGCTTGTCCTCGGGGCAGGTGTGCGGATTCCATAACTCGGCGATGGGCACCGGAATATCCGTGAGGCGTGCGGTGGCAGCCTCGATAGCGTGCTCAGTGGCCGTGGCATTGGGTGGCAAAAGGCTATTCATCGATTCCGCCATACGCGAGTGCGATCGATGTGCAGTGGGCGGCCTGCGTGCCGCTGATGACGATGTTGGCGCTCGGCGAGATCAGATCCGTGCGCTGGATGCCCGGCACGCGCAACGCACCGTAGATGCCATCGAGCGTGATGTCGCGATCGAGTTTTTTTGAATCCGCAAGGTAGGCCGCGAGATTTTTATCGGAGGCAGCCAACACCAGCTCACTATCCGGACCACCGAAGGTGTAGCGCGTACCGACGATGGCGAAGGGGACGATTTGCGCGCTTTGCACGGTGACGTGATCGGTCAGCGGGCGCTTGGTTTTTGCACTGAGCGCGCTGGTGACGATAGCGAGTAGATCGTCATCGGCCGTGCCATCACCAATGCGCGATAGCACGCTGACGACGACCTTGCCCGGTGTGGGGCTGGTGGGCTTGGCGTCGAGCACCAGGCCGGACGCACTGAGCGCGAGGAAGATGTACGCGTCATCCGGACCGGCGACCGAATAACCGGAAGGTGCGAGCGTGACGCGACGGCGTAACTCGTCGTCGGATTCAAACGTCGGCGCGATACCCAGCGATGGATCACCTGGGTCGAGGGTGAGACGGGTCACGCCGTAGAAGGCGGCGAGGTTGTCGAGTGTCCCCTTGACGGCGAAAGCGAGCAGGACGCTCTTGGCCGCATCGTTCACCCGTTGCCTCAGGTTGAATTCGCGGTACGCGGCGACCTGCAGGATCTTGTACGCCGGATCAGATTCCACCAATGCGGTGAACGACGGATCGCGCGCGATCAGGTCAGCCAGCATCTCGGCGAAGATCTGCTCGTACGCGAGCGTTTCCACCACCTCGGGCGGCGGCAGACGCGACAGGTCGACGGACGTGGTGACCGTCATGGCAAACGGGGAGCGCGTGGCGTAGGCATGCCGGCATGGTGCTAAGGGCATACACGTGCGTGCGAGGCGGTAGCGATGTACCAGTGGGCTGGTACATCGGAAGCGGCCTGCCCAGCGGGACCCCACGCAGGGCACCATGGCCGCCTTATTAAGTGGAGCGGCCGGCGACGCGCGTCAACGCGGCACCGGCCACCCGACACCGCAGCAAACCCTGCAGGCCAAGCCAAAGGCTCCACACCCCGTCGACGGAGCCCGGCGAGGCTATCACGCCCGTCAACAGGATCTGAGTGATGCAGGATGTCCGCTGTTCGCGCTGCGCGAAGTTGCTCGCGCGCGCCCGTGTTTTTGATGTCATCGAAATCAAGTGCCCGCGCTGCGGGACGATCAATTCTTTGAGGGCCGTATCGAGTCCCCTGCCAGCGAGCCAGGGAGCACCGAACGGAAACACTCATGACGCACACGACTCTTCCCTACACGATCCATCGCGGCGACGCGCTGCAGGTGTTACGCGGCCTGGCTGATGCCAGCGTCGATGCGGTGATCACCGATCCGCCGTATTGCTCCGGTGGCCAGACCATGGCCGCCCGCGCACGGCCGACCGGCGAGAAGTACATCAACAGCGACAGCAAGGCACCGTTGCCCGACTTCGAAGGTGACTTCCGCGACCAGCGCGGGTTTCTCGCATGGGCCAGCCAGTGGCTCGCCGAATGTCATCGCGTGACGAAGCCCGGCGGGCATCTTCTCGCGTTCATCGACTGGCGCATGTTGCCGACGATGACGGACGCCGTGCAGGTGGCCGGCTGGGTCTGGCAGGGCATCGTGGTGTGGGACAAAACCGGCGGATGCCGCCCGCAACGCGGACGCTTTCGTAGCCAGGCCGAATACGTGGTGTGGGCCAGCCGCGGGCCAATCGATATCAAGGCGCACCCGGTGGTGTTGCCGGGTGTTTTACCCGTGCATCCGCAGCTCGGTGGCAAGCAGCATCAGGTCGGCAAGCCCGAATCGCTGATGGAAAAGCTGGTGGCGATCGTGAAGCCGAACAGCACGGTTCTCGATCCTTTTATGGGTAGCGCCACGACGGGCGTTGCCGCGCTACGCGCTGGTCATCGTTTTGTGGGCGTGGAAATGTCGGAGGGATATTTCGGGGTGGCCGAGGAAAGATTGCGAGCCAGTACCCACCTCCCAGCTATTTGAGCCATCCAAAAATGGCCAAATTCGGCGAAGGGCAATGTTCGCCTTAAGCGCCCTCAGCGATGCGAACGTCACGTTCGGCGGCGTTCGACGTCCCCTGTTTCTTCGAAACGTCCGGTCGCATTCATCCGCGGCGGGTGGGGCTCTTTAGTTGATCCTCTTTTCACATTCGACATTCAGTCTATGGATCGACGCCGATTCCCAGCCTCCCTGATTGGGATAGTAAGTATAGAAAATGTAAAACTCCTTGCCGATCACATTTGGGTCGTCACCCTTTCCGGCAGGAGCCGCATACAGCACGGACGCTACCGAAGAGGCTGTCGTTAACAGCTGTACAGGTGGCCAATGGAGTCCATCGGCGGAATCGGCATAGCTGATCGTTTGAGTATTATCAAAAATGACGACATAGCGTTTGAGATAGTCGCTCCAGGTCACAACAGGATCTCCGGCACTCGACTGCGGATTCAGCACGCTGGTTGAGAGGCCGCCGAGACCTGGTTGATCCCATTTTCCCTGATAGTACTTTTCGAAAGATGGGAGCGCTTTCGGAGTGTCGCGATCGAACGCCGCGTGGAGAAATTCATCCATCGGTACGCGCGCCACGGAAAAAAAAGTAAGGTCGCTGCCTCCAACACCTCCGCTCTTCACTTTGTCGGGAAAGTAGTAATAGAAATACTGCCCAGAGGAATTTGACACCAAGTTTCCCGGCGTACCGCCGTCATACTCATTGACTGAAGGTGCCGCTCCAGGCTTGAACGGCACGTTTGCAGTAACGATAAAGCCAAGATCGGTCCAGGTCACGCCTTCGTCGGTGGACTTGGCTACGCCGATCATGACGTATTCGCCATCCTGATTGACAAGGTCGGTCCAGCGGGCCGCTTGATAGACCACTAAGAGATTTCCGGCTCCTGGATGACCGTCCGGAATCCTTAGAACCGGGCCGCCGCCAACGTACACGACGCTATTTTTCTTGAACTGAGTGCTCTGGGGAAGAATGAACTCGCGCGGCGATTCTGTTCCTAATGGATTGTCCAGAGTGCCCACGGTGCGGGTAATCGAGCCATCCCTTTCCTGCGCGGCACCGCATTCTCCATGGCAACTACCGTCGCTGCCGAAGAAGAGATAACTGGCGTGATCGCGGCTCTTGACGATCCCTAATTGCGTGTCCGGCCAATCGAAACCGGTGGGGCCAACAATGCCTGCGGGCCTGGCGATATTGCCGGCCGCAAGCCGCTGCTGCCAGGTTGCCACAACCTTCTCGTCGAGAACGTGCGGAGCGCAGAGGCTGGCGGTTGGTTCCGTGGCCTCAGTCTGCGCAACGAGATTGCTGACTGACGCAAAAAACAATGTCGAAGCGAAACTTGCCGCAATGGTGCATCGATAAAGACAAGACACAGTCATTCGCATATTCACATTATTCTCCGTTCAATCAATGCTTCGCGTCGGTCAAGATGTATTCCCTCAACTCAATAACACTGAATTGTGGGCGTCGTCTGCGCTCGATTTGACCCTCGAGATTTCTCGTGGTCTGACTCGGATATGAGCGCTCATGTCGAGAAGTCGCCGTATGCCTAAGTCTAGTGACAACCAAGAGCACCGTCTTGTGCTTCAACTTCGCTATGACAGTGATGTGTCCGCTTGGATGCCGGATGAACGGAAGGAGGACCGAAGCGGGACTGATTTTTTGGCAGTGTTCTTCTCGGTGCATTGAAGCAAAGGTCGGTGTAGTGCGATGCCTAACGCTTTATGAGTTGATCAATCAGCAAGTCGCGGATCATGTCGCGGTCACCCGCAGCGAAGCCGAGTAGGCGCCGACGCGGGTAACGTACACGCGGGCCATGCGCCGCCACGCGATCCTCGCCACCCTCCTGGTGCACGCTCGCGATCTGCCCGGCCCGGCCGGTGAACTCAACGCTGGCGAAGGCATCGGTGGCCTTGGCCTTGAGGTATTTGGCGGTGCGCAGTTTGGTGAACATGGCGCTGCGCTTGATGCGGCCTTGTTTGCCCCGCAGTTTTTTCCGTGCCTTGCGTGGCACGAACGCGGCGCCGTCGGGGTCCATCTGCGCCGCGATGCGTTGCTGTTGGCTGTGACGTAATGCGCGGCTGATGGCCAGGGCGATCGCGCGGCGGCGGGCGGGTGCGAGCTTGAGTAGCAGGCCGGCGGCCCAGTTCTCGAGCAGGACGAGATCGTCGCTCACGCCGGCGGCACGTCCCAACGGGCGATCAACTGCTCGCGCAGGTAGACCTCCCAATGCTCGGCGGTGAGCTTGGCCTCGGGCTGCGGCTCGTCGGCGATGCGGATATCCAGCTTGCCGTTGCCAAGATCCTTGACGATGACGCGCTCGGTGAGTTGCAGCTTGATGCTCAAGTCGACCTTGTCGTGGTCGATGATGTCGGCCTCATAGGTGATGCCGCTTTGGCGCTTGTCGACGTTGTCGAGCAGCTCGGACTGGTGGACACGCAGCCAGATCAGGATAGCCACCCATACGACGAGCGGATCACCGGCGAAGTCGGTGAGGATCAGGTTGAGCGTGTACGCAGTTTCATAGCTAAGGCCGGGCGCGTAGGTGCTGTGCAGAGCGCCGGCATCGATGAAGACCAGCAACCGCTCGGGATCGCGAGCGAGATCCGGCAGCGCGGCAACGAGGGCCGCGCGTAGGCTGGCGGGCTTCTTCATGGCCTGGCACCGGGCGCGGTGTTGATGCGCACCCAGTCCTGTAGCGCGTTCAGCTGAGCGGCGGTGGCGTGGCAGGCGGTGTAGTTGTCGATGACGGTGCTGGCGACGGTAGAGAGTGCAAGGCCGCTGGGTTGCGCATCAGCAGCTCCGGGGGTGCCGGGCAATACGTCCGTAGCGGCAGCGTCGTGCACGCGGGCAAAGCCAACAGGCACGAGGCAACGAGCATCCGCTTGGGCAGTGACATAGACGGGGATCTCCTTGGTGAGGGTGGCGCCGATGTCGTGTACGACCTGCACGCGATCGACGTACTGCACAACGATGTGGTCGCTGGCTTGTTTCTGTTCGAGCTGGCCCTGTAGGGTGCGGGCGGCGGCCTCGGCGGCAGTGGCTCGCGCTTCGGCGGCGGTGATGCGGTAGTGGGTGATCCACCCGTAGAGGCACAACGCGGTGATCAGTGCGACGCCGAACAGGATCTGGCGCAGCAGGGTCATGCGGCCTCCGCGGTCGCACTGAGCGCGGCGCTATGGCGCGCGTACGCGCTGGCCAGCTTGGCGTCATAGAGGTTCGCCGCGTAGGCCGGGCCGTTGTAGAGCTTGGCGAACGCGGCCCACCGGCGCGCGCGCAAGGCCTTGAGCAGATCCGCATCCAGCTGGACGAAGCGGACGAAGGCGACCAGGTGCTCACCCTCGCCCTTGCCGAACGCAGTGGCCATTGCAACTGCACTGGCGTAACCGAGCGCGGTGGCATGGTAGCCCATGATCTGGAAGCGGCCCCAACTGCAGGCGGCAGTGGCGGCTTCCGGGTGGATGGCGACGGCCTGCGCGAGGCGTGCGTATTCCGCGGCGTTGCCGACGTAGCCGCCGCGCTGCTGCGACAGGATCGACGCCGGCAGTGCAACGGTCGTCGGATCGATGCCTGCCGCTACCAGCTGCTGCCAGAACACATGCCGCTCGAACAGGATCACCACGCGACCATCGGACAGGAAACCACCACGCGGGCTTTCGACCTCGATCACGGCATTGATGGCGGCCGACTCGCAGTCGAGTGTGACAGCCGCGGTGTCGATGTCGTTCTGGGTGAGTGCGAGCGGATCGATGGTGCCGGTCAATGCGGCCTGTGTGCGCGGGCCGGCGATGCCGTCGACGACCTGGCCATGGCTGCGCTGGAACGCGCGTACTGCCACCTCGGTGGCGGCGCCGTACCAGCCGTCGATGGTGAGCGGCTGACCCGCGCGGACCAGCCGCGTCTGCAGCACGGTGACGTCGCTGCCGTGGTCACCGACGCGCAGGCTGTTGGGGTTGTTCATCGTGTTGGGTCCGTAGGATGGCGGCGACGTTGCCGCGGGCGGTGAGGCTGAGCACGCACAGCACCAGGGCAATGCCGAGGTCGCCGAGGTGGATGTCACCGGGTGGGTACTGGCCGAGCGCGATGCCTAGCGCCGTGCTGCCGGTGGAGACGATCAGCAGCCACGCGGCGATGCTGACGATGGGTCGGTAGCGGGCACCCTCGCGGCGGTAGAGGAAAAGGCGCACGCCGGTGATGGCGTTGGTGGCGAACAGCAGCAGGGCAATCAGGTGATCCATTACGGACCTCCGCGGCGCAGCAGATTGCTGATCCATGCCGTGAGGTCGATCGTCTTGATGCGCTCGATCAGCTGGACGGTGAGGGCAATGACGATGGCGGCGGCGATGAAGGACGCGACGCCGGATTCCTGCAAAGGAATCTGCCGCATGAGTAGCGGTGCAGCGAGATAACCCATGATCCAGCTGATGCCGAAGTAGGCCAGCCGCGAGCGCATGGACACCTCACGCGCATGCAGCGCCATCAGCGCGGCACCGGCAAAGGCGCCGATGATGGCGTTGCCGTCGATGCCGGGAATGAGCGTGGTGATGCTGACGCCGGTGGCGACGAGGGCGATGGAGCTGGTGGTGGTCGGTTCGGCCATCGGTGGTCCCCTGTCAGTGCCAGAGCTGCACCAGCGCGGTCTGCGACTGCGTGGCCTGTACGGTGTCGGGCAGGTTGACGACGGTGCCGAGCGGCAACACGACGCCGAGATCAGCGAGGCCGGGATTGGCGGCGAGTGCCGCCTCGGTGACGCCCTCGGTGCGACCCAGCACGCGCCAGCACAGCGCATCCAAGGTTTCGCCCTGGTTGGCGCGCACGATCACAACAACTCCACATCCGCACGCGGGCGGCCGAGCATGTCGCGGATGGCGTAGCGCACGTTGCGGCGGTAGTCGTCGATGGTGGGATCGAGTGTGTCGGCGCGCACGTGGCCGGCGTGCGTGGTGTCGACATCGCGGTAGCGCTCGATCAGTTCGGCCTGCGCGCTGGCGTAGACAGCGCGGCGATACAACCGCACCAGGCGCGAGGTGCCGGCGATGATCTTGCTGGGCACGTTGTCGAGCGTGGCGCGACCAAGATCAACCTGCTGCTGTTGCCAGGCGTCGAGCTGATCCTCGACGGCGGACATGGCCAGCGCGATGCACTCGGTGAGGCGCTCATTGGTGACGGTGCCATCCACGCGCATCACGGCACGTGCCTCGGTGAGGTCGATCGACGGATACCAGTCGCCAGAACGCAGGGGATCGGGCGCGGTAGTAGGCGCGGTGGCGACGAGACCGGACATCATGACCTCACAGGGGTGCGGTTCGGAATAGGTGCGGCGGTGATCGGTGGTGCATCGGGTGGGAGAGAGGTCACACGATGTCCACCGAGCCGCCGCGGTGCTCGGGGCGAGCTCAGGTGGCGACCGGCGTCGACAGAGCCCGCTGCTTTTGCAGCTTGGTGATCTCCGTCTTGATGCCCAGTCGCGCGTTCAGTTGCAGCGCACGCTGCAGATGGTCGAGTGCCTGCGCGGGCGATGCATCGCGCAGGGCCAGGCCGATGGCCTTGTGGAGTTTGGCGCGCACCTCATCCGGCATGTCGCGCCCTTCGGTGAGTTGGCCCACTTGCAGCAGCTGGGATGCGGTGACGTTGCCGCCATTGGCCAGACCAGCACGCTCGGCGATTTCCTCCACCACCAGGGTGGCGAGGTCGCGCTGGTAGTGCTCGGGCAGCTTGAGGTTATGCGTGAGCATGTGCGTGGCCATGACCAGCGCGCCGTGGATGTCGCCGGTGTCGATGCGCCAGACCATAACGGTGGCGAAGACGTCGTCCTGCACCGGCTGATCGGCCTGCAGCACGCCGTCGATCCATGCCGCGTACTCCGGCAGGCGTAAGCGCTTGACCTCGATCTTCTGCGCGATCGACTGGATGCCTTTGAGGGCGCGCTTGTCCTCGGCGAGCTTGGCCAGCATCAGCGCGTAGGCGCTGCCAATGGCGACGGCGCCATGCTCGGCATCGGCGACTACGGTCTGGGACATCGCGGCGGCGATGCGCTGGCGGTGCTGTTGGGCGGGTGACGGCATGGCGATGCTCTCTCGCGGTATCGGCGGGGCACCGTCGGCTGGCTCTCCAGCCGACGGGCTTCGCTGTGGGGGAGGGGTTCGGTGATTACGAGACGACGATGTTTTCGACGAACGCTGTCAGCAGGTAGTTCTCGACCACGTAGGCGTCGTTGCTGGATTCGTAGTTCTCGATACGATCGCGCTTGGCGTTGTCCACCAGTTGCCGGCGACGTGCGCCTTCCTGCGAGTAGATGGACAGGTTGTCGAGCGTGGTGATCAGCATCGCGTTCTTCGGGAAGAACGGCACGCGCACCGCCTTGAGGCCGCCGATCTGTTTCTGCGACACGATGATGTCGGTAGCGAGTTCGTTCTCGGCGGTCTGCTGCTGGTTGATGCGCTTGAAGTACTTGTCCTGCAGCAAGTCACGACCGCAGATGACGACCAGCGCCGGGTTGTCGCGCACGGCCTCGGCGATCAGGTTCTCGGTCACATCCGACACCAGGGCGTCGAGGTTCTCGTAGTCCTTGCCGGCACCCACGGCGACCTTGCCGCTGGCAGGAACGACTTCCTTCATCCAGTGCGCCGGTGCATCGGCGCGGATGTGTTCCAGCCAGCCGATGTTGACGTCCTGCAGCAGCGGATTGGCGACCCGGTTGGTGTTCGCCGCGGCGCTGGTGCCGTGGAAGCCGATCATGATGCGATCGAGCGCCTGCTGGCCGACGACCGCATCGCGGAACATCGTCTGGAAGTTGGGGAACTTGGCCCACGCGTCGATCTTGGAATACTTCAGCGACG